CATAAATCACAAATACAATTTTTAAGACATTGTAAAAGTTCCTCTCCTATAATAACACTATCGTCATTATCATCTATTGCTTTGTTATAATATTCTAAAAAATAAGAGTGTTTTCCATTGATGGTACAATTTTTTATATCATACATTACTATCACTTTCTTTTAGCCATTGGTCAAAAGCATTTTCTTGTTCATTATCCAATTTATGAAGTAGGGAATATAATTGCTTGATATTGAGTGCATAAATATTTGCTGTTCTTCTATATTCATTTGCAATCGGTAATGCTTTTTGTTTTGTATTATCTTTTGGGTGTATTAGTAACATTCCTGTTTCTGACATAATTTCTCTCATTTCGCACAATGTTACTTTTTGATAAGCGGTTTCTTCTAACAATCCACTTATGAAGTCTAATTCTTTTTGTTCTAATTCTGAAAAAATTTGTTTTAACTTTTCAAATTCTTTTTGTATTTCTGCTTTTCTGTCCATTTTTTCACCTTGATTTCATTTTTAGAGTTTGCGTGTAAATGATGTAGAGGGCTACGGTCTGTAGCATAAACATAAAAAAATAGGGTAGGGGGGTTAAGGTGTAAAATTTTCAAACCATTTTTCAATATATTTTTTGTATTCTCCTTTTTGATATTGTCTTTCATCATAACATTGTTCTAGTCTTTTCAGACATTGCTCTTTTGTTGATGAAATATAAATTAACTCTGCTGCTAATTCCTTTGCTGCTGTTTCTCTGTCACGTTTGTTTGCATAACCACCTATTACCCAAGCATTTTTAAATTTACCATATCTTGTTTTAATCTGGTCAAACAAATGATTTCTAAGTGCAAAAACATTGTATGATAGCAATGAAGGTTTATCATATTGGGGCAAAAAAGAAATTGCTTCAAATAATCTGTCAAAAGATACTACAATATCTCCTCTTGTCATATGTTGTTTGACATAAGTGTTTTTTCCTGAAAAAGGTGCACCATAAACTAAAAATACTTTTTTGTTTACACTTGTAAATCTGCCGTGTTTTTTATTATGACACTCGTGACAAGCGATTTTTAAATTGTCAGCATTTAAAGAAATATTGACATCATTTACATTTTCTTTTGTCAGTTCTTTGATGTGGTCAACTTCTGCATCTCCAAATGTTGAAATTACTTTACCACAATATTCACATACAATATTGCCATTTGTTTTTTGGCTTCTTTGTGCAATCACATTCCTTCTGATATTGTTCCATTGTTTGCTGTTATAAAACTGTTTTATTGTTTGCCACATTACCACATTTTCCCTTCTGCCTCTTTTTCTTTTAATTTCATAGCCTTTTTATCATTTTCTACTTTATGAGGATTATCCTGCCATTTCTTTTTTGCTGCATTGATTAAAAAGAACTTTGCAGCCTGCACATCAGCAGGAACGTGTACTTTTTTATTGACTTGTTGCAATTCTTCTTTTTCCCACTTTTTACCCTTGTCATCATATCCTGTTTGTTTTACTTTGATATAGTCTGTTGTTTCATAGTCATAGCCCTTTGCCCTTTCAAATAAAGAACGTTCTATCTGTTCTACTTGTGTTTTTAAAGTATTACGCTTTACCATAGCACAGTGTTTCAAAAGTGCTAAAAGTGCTACATTTTGCCCTTTTATTTTCCTAAAAGTGGAATATCCTATTCCCAAAAGTTCTGCAATTTCTGCTTCTGTTAGTCCCTGTAATGCCCATTCTTCAATGGTTTTAAGGCTTTTCATTATTTTTTGTTCTGCCGTTTCTGCCATACTTCCACCTCCTCAAAAAGTAGCACTTTTTTGATTTAGCTGCTCCATTTTTTGAAATTAAAAATTTTTGCTGAAATATTGCACAAAAATAGCCCTAATGCAGCAGAAACACTCACTTTTCAGCACTTTATTTTATTTTTATTATATTTAACATTTTATAATAAACTGTTAAATGTATTTTGTTGCAGCATTATAATGTAATTTTCTTTTCTATTACTTTCTCTTTTTACTGTAACTTATATTTTTAAAACAACTCTCTAAAAAAAATAGTTTGTCACTTTTCCACAAATGGTAATTGACAAACTAAATCATCTTTACATTTTTGGTCTATGCCAATGTAACGTTTTGTAATAGAAATATCTGATTGATTTAATAACTCCTTTATTGCTACCACATCTTTGCTGTTTTGATATAGCCAATAGCCAAATGTTTTACGCAATGTATGACAGCCTATATTTTCTGTATAACAAAATGCTTGTGCTGCTTCATTGAGTATTTGCCACACTCTTACTCTTGTGATAGGCTTGGGCGGTTTTCTGTTATTAGGAAAAACATATTCGTAATTACTTTTGCCTTCACAATATTTCTGAAATATCTTTTTCAATTCTGGATGTATTATAATATCTGCTTTTTTATTTGTTTTGCTCTCCAGAAAACAAATGCGGTCTTTGTTTTTGACATCTCTCACTTTCAAAGGCAATATATCCCCTATACGCCTGCCTGTATATATTCCCGTCCAATACAATACATAATCTCTTTCGTTTTTCTCTCTCAAATAGTCCCCAAAATCTAATACTACACTATAATCTGTTAACGGTTTTACTTCACTCACATACACATTCCCCCTTTTCCATAAAAAAAGCCCTGCAATAGTTACTATTGCAAGACTTGACCTATTTCCACGTTTTTAGTATAACATAAAACATTGTATAAAAGTGTACAGTTTTTGTACAAAAATGTACAGATTTTTAATGTCAATCAAATATATCTTCTTCTTGTGCTGCCCAGTACTTCTCAATGCTTTTTTTCATTGCTACACATTTGTCATAATCTATCATTTTTTTATTAAATAAACTAGAAGTCATTCTTAATAAATGTTTAGCAAAATATTCAATGTATTTTGCAGAATTTATAATATTATTTTTATCATCTTGATAGATAAAATGTCCCTTTGTTTTTATTATTTTTATTAAATCTTTTTCATATTTTTTAAAAATATTATCACTTATGTTATAACAAAAATGACTAAAAATATCAACATCTTTCTTAAATAATATATTCAATATAAAAATATTATATTGAATATGTATTCCAAAAACTTTGTTATTTTCTATAATTACCTCAATAAAATCACAGAAAAATTCTAATCCTTTTTTTAGTTTAATTAAATTTTCGTCAAATTGTTTAAAATATTTGTCTTGATAAGAAGAATTATAATATTGTATGAATTTGTTTACTATATCATATATTATATAATTTTTTATATCTTTTGGCATATCAAAGCAAAAATCTAATACATTTATATAATGTTCTATGTCTTTCCCTGAAAGTATTCCTTCTATTGCTTTTCTACTTTTTTGTTTACAAATAAAACAAGCTGTAAAATATTCACTAAATGATTTATGTGTCCATCTGCAATATTCTCCTTCTTTTATAAAAAATGGAACTGATTGTAAAATATCTTCTAAAAAATCTTTTGCTTTTATTTCTTTATCTTTTATTTCTTCATCTCTAAATACTTTTTTCAATGATTTTTCAATAATATCAATCAGTTCTTTTTCTGTACATTCCAATATTCCTTTTCTTACGAAATACCAGCCTAAATAACTTAACACTGCTTTCATTTCTTCAATATCTAAACCACTTTTTTTAATATGTTGGTATCTATCTTTTGTAAAGTCATGTTCTTCATATAATGCTCTATAAATTTGATTATAAAATAAATATTTTTTATTAGGAATATTCCTATAATGTAAATATGTTTTATATAATAATGATACCATAAGAGGATTGCTTAAAAACTCTGTTAATATAAAAATATCATTTTCTATTTTTAACTTATTTATTAATTCTCGTCCAATTTCTGTACTATTAATAAATTCATCAGCTTCACTATATTTTTGAATTAGTTGATATGCTTCTTCTTTTTCTAATCCTTGTATATGAAATTCTTTAAATCCTCCAAAACTAGCAAGAGCACTATCTTCTCTTGATGTCAATACAAAAATATTATTATTCGCTTTTGCTACAAAATTTTTTATCATTTTTATTACATCTTCCTTTTCACTTTCCATTACTTCATCAAATCCATCAAAACAAATAATAAAATCACCACCATTTAAAAGGTCTTTCACATATTGTAAAGGAAATTCTCTATGTATAGAACTCATTTCTTTTTGTATATATTCCTCAATAGAATTTACTTCTTTTAAATTTCTTAATTCAATCACAACAGGCATTCTATCTATATTTTGAAAGTTTAACATAGTAAAATACTTTACAATAGTAGATTTTCCCATACCTGCATTATCTATTACTAATATTTTGGTATGTTTTTGAAAAATATCCATTCCATTCTCATCAATTAAAAAAATGTTTCTTCTATTTACTCTGTTTATTAAAGTCAAAGGTATATACAATTCTTCTATTGTTTTTTCCTGCCCTCTTAAAACAATGGTATTCATATATCTATTTTTTTCATAACAAATTTTTAAATAGTCTTGTTGCATTTCTTCCAATTTTTTCAATTCTTTTTCTGTAACTTTACCTTTAAATACTTTTTGAATAAACTTGTTTGTTTTATCTACAATTATCTTTGTTACTATTGCTGTACCTATTTCATTACCTGCTCCTTCTATAACAGAATTACCTGCATCACTTACTACTTTCATTATATCCATATTCATACTCCTTCCCATCGAACTTCACACTACAACATCTTACTATGTTTTTTCGACAAGAAGGTATAAAAATCCTTTTTTTACAAAACAGCTTTTAATTTTTTTAGTATTCTTTGCTGTATTGCATAGCAGGTACTTCTACTACAAAACAATTCTTTAGAAATATAGCGAAAAGATTTTCTATCAAAATACCTCAACTTTACAAAGCGATATTCTTCTTCAGACAAAGTTTGTGACAGCAACAGTTCTATTTTATTTTGTTCTATTATCCACTTTTTTAATTTTAAAAGCATTTCATTTATGACTTGTTCCATTTCCAACAATTTTACAGTTTTATTTGCTGTTTCATCTTTTTTAGCATTACTTTTAGGCATTCCATCACGACAAATAGACTGCAAAGAATACAAGCATTGCTGTTCTGACTGCAAAGAAATGATTTTTTCTTTTAATATTTTGATAGCACAATCTTTTTGTCCTGCCTCAAAAAGCAATATTTTAATTTCTTTTTCCTGCAATGCCTGAACCTCCTTTTATCCTCTCAAGTGATACTTTTCGCTTCCTTCATAAGTATGAAACTGTTTTTGCCATTTTTGTTTTTCTTTATCATATTCAGCAATATTTTTTTTGAGTTCTTTTAATGCAACAAACACATCAAAATCACTATCTGATTTTGATTGTTCCAATATATTTTTATATCCATACCAAATATCGCTCAATTTTTCCATTTCCAATGCAGCCACTTTTTGTCGTGCATATTCATCAGATTTTTTATAATAATAATCCATTATTTCAAATGTTTTTTGCCATTGTTTATGAAACCACTGTTCAGACATTTCATCAAAACGCTGTTGTATCTGTTCTATTTTTTTACTTGTTTTATCATTTACAATAGCATTGATTGTTTGTTGCAATGACATTTTTATCACCTCTTTTTTATGGAATATAATTTCTAAAAGTCGTATATTTTTCTAAGAAATTCAATTTTATACTTCCTGTTGCACCATTTCTATTTTTTGCTACAATCACTTCTGCAACATTTCCTTCTGGCGTTTCTTTATTATAATATTTTTCTCTATACAACATAAGCACAATATCTGCATCTTGTTCTATTGCTCCCGAGTCTCTCAAATTATCCAATGTTGGTTTTTTATCAGCCTTTTTTTCATTTTCTCTACTTAATTGGCTCAATGCCACCACTGGACAGCTAAACTGTTTACTCAAATTTTTCAGTCCCATAGACAAATACGCAACGTCCATTGCTCTATTTGCTGTTTTTTCTACCCCCATAATCTGCAAATAATCTACTACCACAAGCCCTATTTTTTTACCTGTATGCACCTGCTGATTATGACATTTTTCATAAATTTCTTCCAATGTAATGCCTGCGGTATCATCTATATAAATATCACTTGTATTTTGTTCGAACTCTTTTGCTTCCTGCTGTATGCGATGTATGATTTCGTCCCATTTTTCATTATCTTTGATACACAATCTAAAATAAGTATTATCCACACTACTTTCTGCTGAAAACATTCTTGCTGCAATTCTATTTTTATCCATTTCAAGCGAAAACAACATAGCAATATATTCTTTTTCCATATTTTTAGCGGCATTTCTCAACAAATCCAATGCAAAAGCAGTTTTTCCCATAGCAGGACGTCCTGCCACAATAATCAAATTTCCCTGCTGCAATCCCCCAATATAATAATCTAAATCGTCAAAACCTGTAGGCAATCCTGCAAATCTTTTATTAGAATTTCTATCTTTTTGCAGCACAGTAATATATTCTGCTAATACATCTGGTATACAATCTAACTTTTCTGTTTGTACGCCATCTTGTTCTGATTGTTTGCTTATCTGTTGTAATTTTTGTTTATCCTGTTGATAGGCAGCTTCTGTCAATGCTCTACCTTGTGCGATTTTTCTTCTGAAATACGCTTTTTCTTTCAATATTTTGATATATTCTTTTATTCTTACAGAAGTTGCCACGTTCATAGCAATTTGCACAATATATTCTTTTCCGCCTATTTTTTCAAAATTATTTTGCTGTTTTAAACATTCCGAAACTGTTACAACATCTGCAACTTTTCCAGATTTTAGTACGTCTGCAAATGCGTCAAATAGTATTTTATTGTTCTGCTGAAAAAAGTCATCGCTGTTTAATAGTGTTTGTGCGGTTTTTGCACTGTTTTCGTCTAAAAACATACAGCCCAATACAGCCTGTTCTGCCTCGCCACTGTAAGGTATTTCATTTGCCATTACCATCACTCCCCATTTACCATCTTTTTCCACTGTTCTAATTGCTCATCTTTTTTAGGAGTTTGTGGTATTTGTGTTTTGATTTCCACACAAGTGCTATCTTTCCATCTTTCCCCCCTTAACCAAGTAGAAGGATACGGCACATACTTTCCTTTCTCTTTCAGCCATTCCTCTTGTTGTTTTTGTTTTTCTACTGCATCACAAATTTCTTGATACAATGTTTCATTTACAGACAACTGTTTCCAAGCCTTTTGTGCTTCCTTTTTTGCCATTTTTTTAGGATAGCTTTCCCAGAACGACGCAAAGTATTTTTGTGAAAGTATTTCTTTTTCTTTTTCAACAGCATTACCACACCCCTTTTCAAAAGGGGATATATTTTCTTTTGTTTCTTTACTTTCTTTACTTTGTCCTTTTCTGTTAACATTTTTTGCATTTCTGCATACATTTTTATCATTTATGTATACATTTTGAGGAATTTGCTCTTGCGAAACAAGTAAATACTCTTTTTGTATTTCTGCTTTTGTTCTTCTTTTGACAATTTCAAAATATGTTTTTTGTATTTCTTCACTTGTCAATATGCCATATTGTTTATATTTTTCTTCTGAAAAAATTCCCCTTTTGATTGCTGCATTTGCTATTTCCAAAGCAATATTCTCTCCTGCTTTTAAATTACAATTTCTTTTACTAAACAACAATGCCGTTTCTTCATTCCATTTACAATAATATCCTTTTTCTCCATATATCATTTGATATAATTTAATCATTATTGCAAATCCCTTTAATCCAAACTGTGCTTCTATGATTTCTATATTTTTATCTGTATAACAATCTAATGGGAAATAATCTATTCCTGTTTTCATATCACATCATTCCTTTCTCCACGCCTAATCAACCTCATTACTATGAAACGAACTAGACACAGAATTACACCCACATCTAGCCAACCTCATCACAATGAAACGAACCAGACACAGATTTTGTTGCACCCACATCTAGCCAACCCCACCATAATGAAACGAACCAGACACAGATTTTGTTGCACCCACATCTAGCCAACCCCACCGCAATGAAACGAACCAGACACAGATTTTGTTACGCCCACATCTAGCCAACCTCATCACAATGAAACGGACTAGACACAGATGATACTATGTCGACATATTTTTATTTCTTTTATCATCTCATTTAAAAAGTCTAAAAAAGTATCAATATAAATTGACAAATCACATCTCTTTCTATAATATAAATATATAAATCAATTCTTTTTTTATTTTTTTTTAAATTGGCTGTCTTTTCAGACAGCCTTTCCCATTTTATTACATAACACCATCATTTTTACAATATAGCTTTTAACTTTCCTTTCTGATTTTGTTTTTGCATTTTAACACTATTTTGATAATATCTTTTTATCTCATTCAAATCTACCAATTTACTTCTACCATCTTGCTTATATGAAATTTTACCCTCTTTGACTAACTGCCTAATACGCCATTGTGTAATTGCAGTTCCATCGTCTTGTTGTTTTAACGTTTCTGCTGCCTTTTGAATACTTCTCCATTGTGGACAAGTATTGTCTTTTACTACTTCTAATTGCTTTTGTTTTTGTACCATACTTTTTTTAATAGAATATGTTGGAACTTCTCCTTGTTTTATCTCTAGCAAAAACTCCTCTACATTCTCAAGCACTTCTCCATTGATACGAATGATTACATCATTTTGGGATATTACATCAATGCTAATGTTTTGCATCAGCATACCCCCTTATTTTTCAAAGCCGTCCTACTGACTTTTTTCATTTTATTTTGTTATTATATTTGTATTACACCGCTTGGACACTCATTTTTAAACACATTGCAAATTCTGACAAATTCTCCTATACTGATATTATTAGCAATCGTTATTGCTGAAATTTTTAAAGAAAGGAGATATTTATATGTATCAACCTCAAAAAACACTCTCTGTACATGGATTTTGCAAACATTTATCTAAACAATTAACTGTATTGGCAACTTATAATCAAATATCTGCTATTGGTGATGAACATGACTATGCTTTATTAGTAAAATTTGATTGCAAATATTCAGATAAATGCAATATAGAAGATATACAGAATGATTGTCCATTATATGAAATTGCAGACCAAAGAGAATTTTGGTAAACGTCTATTTTAATTTTCTTTTACATCTAGCTTCAGCATCTTCAGAACCTACAATACTTAAATCTAGTCCTGTGATTGACTGAAGCTTTTTTCTAACAATATTAAAATGAAATTTACTTGTATTTCCTTGCCTTATCATTTCAATACATTGAGATTGATACTCACAATATTTACAAGAAAAAAATATATCTGTATCATTTTTAAATAACACACTTTGCAAAATTCTAGTAATACAAATAATATCTTTTTTTCCTAAATCCATACTATAACCTTCCTAGACTGTAGATAGTAGTTACTTTTTTTATAAATTTAAGTAACTTATAATGCTTGTTTATTACACCGCTTGGACATAAACTTTTAAATATATTGCAATTTCTGACAAATTCTCCTATACTAATATCATCAGCAACTGCCATTGCTGAAATCTACAACGAAAGGAGGAAAGTGTTATGGATATGATAATCACATTTAAAAAAGGAAAATCCAAAACATTAAAAGATGTAACAAAAGTAACAATATATAAAGAAAATGCTATTTTAGGTCATGACATTTCATTAGAAGAACTTAAAACTTGTTTTTTACCTAGTGATAAAGATATTAATATAGTTCATTCAGAAGGTAATCTTATCATTGCTAAAAATACATTTGAAAGTATAGATGTAATATAATTGTTATCATTTAACTTCAAAGTGAAATTCTAAAGTAGGAAATTCACTTTGAAGTTCTGTTAAATATTCTAATGTTTCTTTTACTGCTTCTTTCATTTCTGGAACATTTGTAGTTCCTTTTGTGATTAATGGCATATTAAAATCAACTACACTTTTTGTCATAACTATATATTCTCCTCTTAGACTGTAGATAGTAGTTACTTTTTTTACAAATTTAAGTAACTTGTAATGCTTGTTTATTACACCGCTTGGACATAAACTTTTAAATACATTGAAATTTCTGACAAATTCTCCTATACTGATATTATCAGCAACTGCTATTGCTGAAATCTATAACGAAAGGAGAATTTAAAAATGGGTTTGGAACAGGAACTTCTTAAATTTGCATATGAAAATTATGCGAAAAATGGAAATTCTCAATATACGATTAATACTCAAAATTCTGAAAAACATTTTCTTTATTATTCTTGTTTAGATGGATTAATAGAAGAAGGTTTTGCTATTTTAGTACAAGATAATTTTCCATTTTCTTTTACTTATGAATTAACAAAAAAAGGAATACAATATTATTTACAAGAATATTAATTTCTTTATATTATGCAGTGCTACCATCTACACTGCATAATTTTTTAAAACATAGGATATTTCTTGTTTTTGGATTTCCATATTTCTTTTTTCTCTTTTAAAAATTTTGAACAAAATACAACGTGTATTCTTCCTTCATTCATATCACCATATATTTCTTTGATATGCTTTTCTAATTCTGCTCCTGTCATATTTTTTAATGCCTCAATAAAAAGATTACAAAAATAAATTTTACTTTCTTTTTTGGTTGGTTTCTGTCTACCTTCAAAATCTTGTATCATTTTATCTATTGCATCTATAAAAATATCTTTTTCTTGCATTACACTTCTCCTAGACTGTAGATAGTAGTTGTTTTTTTTACAAATTTAAGTAACTTGTAATGATTGTTTATTACACCGCTTGGACATAAATTTTTAAATATATTGCAATTTCTGACAAATTCTCCTATACTAATATCATCAGCAATTGCCATTGCTGAA